GTTTCCCAGTCACGATCTGGAACGTCAACCACCATTTCGTTCAATAATGCATCCGCTGCGCCAGGCTTACTGGTTGCATCATAGGCTACAGCAAACAGGTGATCCAGGTGGTTATCCTCGATTACTGTTTGGACTTCTGCGCTGCTTAGATTCTCCAATCCATCAAAGTCATTAATAGTGCCTTGTACACCAACAATACGATTATTCGCGTCTACGGTAGGAACACCGCCATTAGCTCCGGCAACAGCATCGGGCAACCTGCCCAACCTTTCAGCTACACTACCTGCTGTACCACTATGGTCAGCAATAGCTTCCGACCATATTGCATCAACTGTGGCGTCCTGGGCTGTTGTTGATATTTCCCCAACAGTAACCTCTGGACTGAACATTATTTGAACTTGATCGCCCACGGCTATTGTAAAGTCTGGTGCAGATTCCGTGAATAGGGTTAGCAGACCGCCATCCCAATCACTAATCTTAACCATTGATTTACGGAAACCATTAACATTGTCAGTGAAAACAGCCCAATGGCCGTTGTTGACATCGTCTTCGGGATTACCACCAGCAAGGATAAATTCCGTTTGACTAGTTACAGTTGCAACTGAAGTATTGGCCAATTCTAACGGGGATGCCGGCAACAGCTGTACATAGTAGAATACGCCAGAAGAATCACTGAATTCATAACTCTTACTATCAATAGTTACTGATAGACTTTTCAGTTGGAATCTTACCGTATCTCCCGGTGCGTAATCATCAACAGCAGGATCGAATGCTTGCTGTATGTAGATTTGACCATTTTGCTCAGTAAAAGCTGTATCAGTGGCTATGCCTATATAGGTGCCGGTGCCCCTGGCTTTACGTGCGATTGACACGGTGCCTGGCGTTATTTGCGCAGTTGTGGGCAAGGTGCCCATACTATCAATTATCTGAACACCAAATCGAAATAGCCCAGTGGAAGGATCAATTTCCGGCCGGGTAGGTATCCATTGAATGCTATGCAATCGATCACGGATAACGTCTGCTGCTCCATCGCTAAAGGCATCGGCGCTTATAGCGTCTGTAGCTAAAGTAGCAGCTGTAATAGCACCATCTGCAATCTTAGCTGCCGTAATGGCGTCTGCTGCCAGCTTAGCAGCCGTTATTGCACCATCAGCGATATTTTCAACAGCAATGGCATTGTCCGCAATTTTAGCGTTGGTTATGGCGTCCGCTGCTATATTCTCAGCTGCTATAGCGTTATCCGCTATCTTGGCATTAGTGATTGCATCGGCGCCAATTTTAGCAGCCGTGATAGCACCATCCGTTAAGTCCATCTCCGGAGAAGCGTCATCTAAATCAAATGCATGCTGAGCACTGGCATTTCCATAAGTGTCAATTATAATAGTTCTATCTAGCCAGGTCTTGGTGGCGCTATCAATAACATAAATTGTTATCCTAGCAGCTTCCATTTCCGTCGCAGTAAGGGCCAGGGAATAACCATTACCTTCATCAGCTGGTAGATTGGTGGTATTAGCTTCCGCTCCTTCATCCTTACTAATAACCACGTCTCCAGCTTCAAAAGTGGCATCCACTTTTAAGTCAACACCATCAACTTCGTAAAGTTCCAAGGGAATGGTTGTTGCTTCTCCGTACTTCCTTTTAAATTGTAGTGCCATTAGTTTTCCATCCTTCGTCTAAATAAGACTATATCCCCAGACGGTGGATCTCCGCCGTCTTCTTCAAGATAACTATTCCAAAATGTATTAACATTTGCGCTGCCTCCTTGAATATCAATTTCCCCACTAGCATTACAGGGTAAGGGCAACCAACTTTTACTAACTTCGAAAGTCCCTATTTCAGTATTCCCGTCATCTGATCGAAAACTGAAATCGTCCCCACCGCCACCGGCCTTCTCAGTTTCAAGAAAAACAACAATAGAATCAGCATGAATAAGACGAGTGGTCCAGGCTCCAGTGGTAACACTATTATCAGTAGGGTCTGTGCTATCAACGACTGCTTCTTTATCGATATAACCAATAAGATATAGATTTGCGTCAACGTCTCCAATCTCCTGTTGAGCTTCCTTGTCAGCATCTAAACTAGCAACAGCTAATCCCCCACGTCCAACATTATCGCTAATATCCGTAGTGCCGTCCCCATCCCTAAGCCCAAAACTCAACGTAGAATCAGATGCTGGGTGAAATAAGAATAACGCATGAGTAGCAGAAGCACTAACATCACTAGTAACATCCACGTCCTGGTAACTTCCTGTTGTGCCGGTGCTGTAGTCTTCATCATCAGTTAAATAGGTTGTTTCGTCACCATTAAAACAGGTGATGATAATATCCAAACTAGCAAAGGCACTACAAAAGAATTGGACATTATCACTCGCATTAATACCGCAAGCGAAACCAACACCAAAACCCGCCAATAAAGTAAAGGTTCTGTCACGACTGCTATCTCCATGCTGAAAACCAACAGTAATATCGCTTCCAGAGGTATTGATTAATACCCCCATTATACCACTGCCATCACTGGGCCAATTCGCTAGGCCTGTTGGGTCATAGTTATTCCAGGCACTGTCAGTGGGAGAACCTAAATTTGCTGTGATCGGATTCAGCACTGCTACAGCCATTTATTTCAATGCCTCCTTAATTCCTTGCCAAGCTGCTGTGGCTAATCCCAGCAGTATTACAGAAATCACTGCCCATAGAGTTTTACTTTTGATATCAGCCATCCCTTTTCGCCAATCTCGTATAGCGTATAGATCTCTACGAAAGTCATCATCATGTATCAAATCTTTAACCTCCCGCATTGCAGCGAAAGTATCTTGAGATTCAAGAGTATTGGTTGTGTCAATTCCCAGGTTAAGCAATACTTTCTTTATAGCGTGCTCAGCAGCCCGTTCAGCTAACTTCTCCAGGACCTCCATTGTTTCCTTGTCAAGTTTTCCCTGTGTAGTCATCGTAAATCCCATCTCAATAATTAAACTCACTGGTATTCCAAAAATTCCAGTTGTTCAGCACAATTTCGTTTTTCCAATCTGCCGGCACACTTGCTATTGGAATATAATAGTTATTCAACATCTGAGTATTGCCGTCTGCGTTGTCCTCCAGAGTTGCTTGATTGCGCTTACCTAACCCCAAGCGTTCATCATTTGCACTGGCTATAAAATTTTGCTCAGCCCAGGTAGTGTCTTCCGCAACTTCAACACCATCAACGAATAAAGTAACAGTGCCGTCAGCTGTTCCATCTGCGCTGCTCGGCTCAATAGCTACGGTGAACATATGACTTTCACCGCGATAATCATTCCCGCTACCAGTATGCTCTCTTAATTGATAACTGGGACGGCTGGCTCCATTTCTAGCATCAAACCTTAAACCTGAACCCTCAGATATATCAAGCTGAAAAGTGCTTTGATTACCAGTCTGTTGAGGCGCACTAAACAAAACACCAGATCGCCCAACTGTATATGTGCCCTGGCGAATCCATATGGTCATTATTGTGAATCGGTCTTTAGGATACATCTCCCTTGCCAGGGTTCGTGCAGCAGAATTCGTATAACGTAACCTACACCAACTAGCACCAGAGTGCACAGGGAAAACACCTTCTTCACCTGTAGTATCATCAACATCGTATTGGCTCCCCGCTGTCCACTCAGTTCCCGTGGCAGGTGTATCAAAGTCAACTGGAACAAAAGTATCCGACTTATCTGGGCCCCACCCAGCCTTGCTGGCTTGCGTTAAATTGCCGTCCCGTATTGATTGGAAAATAGGCAACCGCATTCGCTCACTGCCGGCAGGAGGTATATAATCAGTGAATTCTATATCCGGATTAACCTCCAATTGCGCAGCAACCTTAAATTCCTGCCCCCTTATACCAACTAATCTTACGGTGCCCGGTATAATTCGCGCCAAGTGCTTAGTGGTGCTGGCCCCATCAACCACCAAATTAACCGTGAACAAATCTGAACCGTGAATCATGGTTGTGTCGTAAAATGTTCCCCATTCATCATAGCCATCAGGTGTAAAGGAAAACACAACATTCATCCTCACCGTAGGATCATAATAACGACGACTGAACCGACTTTTTCCTCCACCCAGGTTGATTGACTCAACGCTGCGTCCATCAGCAAAATTGTAGCTTTCCCGCAAGGGGGTAACGTCTAACAGGGCCATTATGGTTCCGGTGTTGGATTAACTTCCAATGTTGCACTTACAATATAAAGGTTTCCCGTTTGGGAAGATAGTTTTAAAGTCCCTGGTTTGATTTGACATTCGTGTAAAGCCAAATCTGAAGTAAGGAGTATTACTTGCATTGTAAAGCTGTCTCCACCTTCATTTATAGTGTCACGATAAAAGGTGCGCCAACTTTCGAATTCCGTGCGATCAAAAGCCCAACGCACTCGAATATCAAACCAAGGGTTTACCACGTCTAACCTGCTTCGGGAAAAACCACCTTCCACCGGCACAATTACGTGTGCTGCCGGATACTGAATTTCGTATCCCTGCTGTTCCGGTAATATTGTCCATTCAGCCATTATATATCCGTTTGGGCGTATAGCGCTGCTACTTCTTGGGCGCTCAATTCACGATTCCACCAACGCAGATCATCTGCTCGGCCATCTAAACCTTCGAATGCAATTAAGTCATCAACTATTGTTCTATTCGTGACGGTGCTACTATCAACTTCAACGCCGTCTATATACAATTTAATCTCTTGGGAGGTAGCATTATAGGTGACTGCAGCATGATGCCAGGCAGAAGCTGCCGGCCAAGCCGCAGTTACTAGCTCAACACCGTTATGCAATACCCTTAAGTTACCACTGCTGTCAAAACCAAAGCTCTCCGTGGTTGCAGCCGGACGACTAAGGATCTCACCGGTGGTTGTTAAATTGTCAAGGTTGATCCAGCATGCTTTGCTATAATCAGTTGGGTTATCACCATTTTCCATAGCCAGGTCAACACTATCCCCGCTGCCGGTTCCGACATGGCTATTCTTGTCCCTGCCTCCTACTTCTAGAGTAACTGCGGCACTACCGGCTGCAGTACCATCCATCTCATATGGGGAAGTGTCCGCATAGGTAAGGTCAAGGAATTCCATCCACAATATAAGACCATCATGCAGATAGAATTTATGGTCATAGTTCACTGCTGTTACGGTATGCTTAAAGGTGCTCTCCGCACTTTTCCCAGTTACCAAGAAAGCATCTTCCCGGGCAGCTGAGTCTTTCACCAACATGTAAGTTGCCACAGCATAATCCGTTGAATCAGTATTCAAGGTTTGCTTAGGCGCACTGCCCAAGTTCAACTGATGAGTTTCCCCGCTGACTTCTGTTGCTACCAGGCTTTCTACAGTGCCGTCTGTGTGCTGTAAAAATACCGTGTAGGTTTCACCCATTTCGAAAGTGACCGGCTGGCTGGTAGTTATCACCAGTCCGACAACTGCTTTTACTTCTCCCTGTTGAACATCTGGCCTGGTTCCATCGGCCACGAGTATACGATCTTGGTTGACGAGCAAATTGGCTTCCGATGTAGCCTGGAATTCAACAGCTGTGTTTTGATAACGAATTTTATTCCAAGCTCTGTAAGCCTGGTAAAAGGCTGTAAACAAGGAACTAACACCACGAGCATTAATAGTGCGAGGATTGAGTGCTGTGCCATCAGCAGGAATAAGATAGCTAAGCGTGGCTCCATCTGTTTCATCTTTGTAGTTAAGAATTACACCATCGTGGTTGTCCAAGTTACCGAACCTGACTGTGCGAGTCTCAGAACGTGGTATTTTGTTGCGATGATTGAACAACAGGGTGCTGTTTAAAGTAGCCTGTTCAAAATTCAATTTGATTTGGTTCGCCTGGCGATAGGCAACGCAGAAGACCGCAGCTGCAATAGCTGCCACCGTTTGCTCAACACTCAAGTTCGGATCATCAAAAGTGTAATTAAATTCCCCGGTCACGTCTTGGCCAAAAAAGGTTCGAACAGCCGCGACCGTATCATAAATACTATCAAGGTCCAATTCACCAACCACGCGATTGCCAATGTAAGGATCTAATAAGACGTGAGCAATAATCTCTTCAGCATTACTGGTTTCAATTAATACACCGTTGAAGGTTTCTCCGGTATCCCGTGTGTCAATTTTTCGACTTGCATTGCAATTCAATTGACGGTCTTTTACAACCAAGGCACCTAATGTTCCAATGGTCTTGGTTTGTATGGTTGTGACATCACCGAAATCATTATCCGAAACCGGACTGGAAGAATACAGATCTCTCCATTGAACTTCATCAACTACAGTTCCTTCAAAATCCAAATCCGTCTCGGTGACCCGGCGCATGCGCACTTGCATTGGCCCGGTAAAGGTTGGTGTGAACCTTATTGTAATTGCCCGGCGCTCACTAGTGTTAGAACTACCCAGAATTATACCTTGCTGCGTTTCTGGGCTTCCAGCCGGCACGCCACTCACCAGGGCATCTAATTCAAGTTCAACGGTGATATCAGTGCTTAGCTGTTGCCCATTCTCATCAAGCAAGTAAAGACCGCGCTGAGCTACTACGTTCACTATAATTTCTTCAGTGTCCTCAACATCAACATCGAAGGGCCCAATCCACTTATCCGCATCCACCGAAAGGTCTGGACTAATTTCACTGGTTTCATCATTCACAAATCTATCAAGCTCATCCCAATCACTATTCACGGCGCTTGGATTACTTAAAGTTATCTGAGTAGAACTAACAGTAAGGATTGTGTAGTCACCATCCAAATTTACGGTAAGGCTACCAGCCGTCAAGTCTAGATCAATATCAAAATATTCAGTGCGATCATTATCATAGTTATCCAGCAAAGGCCAGGCACCATTCACTAATTCTGGATCCTTTAGGGTGATGCTTGTACTATTAACCGATTCAATTTCATAAACACCGCTCATGCTTACAGTTTGATTTCCCTGGGTGCGAGTAGCGATTACCGTAACATCAACAATAGTACCAGTCACGTCACCTGCATAGTCGTCAATATCATCCCAATCACTATTAACAGCACTTGGATTGACCAGCACCATGCTAGAACCACTAACCGACTGCACAGTATAGCCAGTGGCGTCTAAATCAACCGTGGTAACATCCGTGTACTGGGCATCCTGTATTTCTAAAGTATCCCCAGCTTGTATGCCGCTGAACCCACCGCCACCAATAACGGTAATAGTGCCATCTAAAGCAAAGGTCATATCATCCGTGATAGTTACTGTAATATCTTCCTTTTGCGCGGTGTAGCTGGCCTGAGTGATTGTTATTACGTCATCCGCGGATAAGTCCGTGCTGGGATCAAAAGTTTCGAATTCAACAACACCTGCTTGTGTGAACCGGGCTGACTCATCATCCAAGCTGAAAGAGGTATCCAACAATTCATTAGTTTGGGAATTGTTCACGGTAAGAACATCACTGGCTACAAAGCTATCAGTAAGATCCAACACCCCACCGGTATACTCAATAATGTTAGGATCCTTAAACTTTATATTGTTGGTTCCTATTACGTGACCCTCATTTGGTGGCTGTAATACCTGACCATTCACCTCATTACGACGAATGACGCTGAGCACAGCTTCATTTATGGCGGAACCGATGGTGGTCTGGGCTGAGCCATTATTAGGAGAAGTATTAGGCCCATAGATTTCTGCACTGCTGCCGACGATATCCTCAAGTAGCGTGCCACCTTCTCGAACATCCGTGATCTCATATTCGCCCTTCCCTATGCACATATAGACATACTCAACTTCCAAATGGCTTTCAAATACTTTATAAGGAGGTGCTATTAAATCTGGTATTGAGCGCACCTGCCCAAAGATATCAGGAATCCTCCCATTGGGCCGCGCGCGGTTACGGCGATTGCTCAAGCTATTATTAGCACTGCGTAATCTACCAACATCATCATCCGGAAGATCAATTTCCGGCCGTAACAGGAAAGCTGCTGCAGCCGTAGCAACAATGGCTACTAATACCAGTACAACTGTGCTAGGATCACCAGGATAAACAACGACATATAATGGACCTTCCATGCTCCTTAATCGTTTTATGTCAATACTATTACCTGGCGTTACGTCATTATCCTGAGTTATATGCTTATGGTATATGCGTGCGGTTGCCGGGAATGTTTCATGCTTCTTCATTAAGAAGTCAACAACATCCGGCACATCATGTACTTCCCAGGCTCCAGCGTCCATGGGTCGCTCTGTATACATCACACGTTGCATAAATAGTAACTCACCTTTTTAAAACCAAGAACAGCCACTGACAAGGGCTGGTACTGAACACCATTTCTAGTAATATGCAGTATTTTACCTTTATAGTACACCCCAACATGAGGTGTGCCAATACCCTCCATCTTAATAATACAAGGATCCCAAAGCTCTTTAATTTCTCGAAATTTTGGTGTATGTGTTTCAAATGCTGCTTTTAAAGAATCTGCATTTACAGCAGGAGGGGTCAAATCCTGTACGTCCTGTCCAGTAAGTTCAAGCCAGAATTCCCGAACCAGGTGCCAACAATTATAGAAACGTGGGTCCCAACTGCGGTTTAAGTATTTATCAACCATTAGAAAAATCCTCTCATCATTGAGAATCTACTAAGGGTGTATAATTCTCCAGTTTTGCTTATATTTAAGGTGGGTGCTTTAGCTTCAAATGTTGCCCCCTGAGTATCAAAACTTATCGCCACTACTTCTAAGGTATAAGGTCCATACATAGGTTCAGTCAAATCATCACTACGCCAACTGCGATATTTAACAACTGGTTTTTCTTCGAAACCGTTATTTTGACTTACCAAATCTATTTCAGCCGGAAGAACACTACCTAAATCACCGAACGTGATCTGTAAAGCTTGATCCAAATCATCAGCATTACTCAAGGGGGTAATTTTCATAGGATAATAATCGAAGTCCTGGGAGGTGACCAGGTCTTCAAGGGTAGCAGTTAAGCCATCAGTCTTATTGCGTACTAGCCAATATGTTTGGCTAAAATTACTGTGGCTTATTTCCAAAGTCTCAAGTTGGGCAATCGACGCAGGGCTGTTTAAGAAGAATTCTTCAGGCGTTGGCATTACAGCCTCCTGCGATCAGCAGTGGTGTTTCTCACTACAGCCTTGCTCACTCTACTGTTGGGGTTGCTTAGCTCTCCAGCTACAACCACGCCAGCCTCTTCCCGAACAACACGACGTGCAGTGATTTCCACTTCTGACATTGTTACCTGCTGTACATCAAATTCAACACCCGGAACAGTATTGTTAATGGTAACATTGAATCCACCACTAGCAGCGGCAGCGGCGCTACCTACTGGCACTAATTTAGCTCCAGCGTTACCAGCCTCCAATGCAACCCGGTTGCGCCTGGTAGAATGAGCATTTACAACAAATTCTTGACCATGCACCAAACCAGCCACCGCCCGTTCTGATACATTACCTGTAAAACCACCTTCCTGAAACCCTGGTAATAAACCACCCAACCGTGCCAATGTTTGAGCAGTGGTTATCGCCGTAACAATACCAGTGGTGGCTGCAGCGGTATTAGTACCTAATGTAGCCAATGAAGCCAGCGCAGCCGGTGTAGCCCAAGCAGAACCAGCTGCAGCAGCCTGGGTAGCAGTGGTGGCCAATGCTGCGGTACTTAAAGCCTTACCAAGCGTGGCATTCAACACCATGTTAACACCAACTTGTACGAGGGCACTTATAAGTTGACCAATAATGTCCTTGGCCAATTCATGAATACCCTGGCGAAATACTTCAGTAAAGGTGATGCTTTTGCCAGTAGCCTCATCTATTACGCCATGCATTAGTATGGCTTCCGCAACAACATCCCCAAAACCTTGAGACAGTGTTCCACCTGGACCATATATTTCTGCTATAGTTCTACCAATACTTCCAAGTATATCTTCCGTCTCCAACTTCATTATTTGAAGTTGGTTCAAGAAATTATCAACAAAGCCAGTATTTTGTTGAGACTCCAAGAACAATAAGTTTTGTTCTCTCAACGCTGCATTAAATTCTTTACTGCTGATTAATCCTTCCTGGTACAATAGAGTCAAATTCAGAAAAGCGTCATTATACTGCTCTTGTGGTCCTCGAATTTCTTCCAACATATCTCGCTGACCTTCAAAAGCTTGATTGGCTCTTAATATTTGCTCAACCAGCCCAGCTTCCGTATTGGTTAATTCTCTACGCAGAGTGTTTTCAACAGCTATTAGACCACGAGCAATTTCCCGTTCTCGATTACCCAAACGCATAATGCGGAATTCTTCAAGTAGATCATCCAGCACCCGACGGAATTGACGTGTACCTGGAGCACCTACTACATTGCGCCCGGCATTACCCAATTCAGCCCTTGCTTTAGCAATTTTCTCGTTCTCTTCCTGCTGCCTCCGTATCCTTTCCCGGGCACGTTTTTCAGCATTATCCAATGCTCTTTCCAGGCCATCGGTAATGGTAGTAGTGCTTAGACCTTCCTCAAAGTTTTCTCGAATTGACTGACCCAATCGACTAAAGGTTGCTCCTGCATCCTCTTCAATTTGCGGTGCCTCAAATGCCTCAACCAAATCAAGATTCAAAGCACCACGCAGTGCATTAATGGCCGGCAAAATCTGATTTACACCCTCTGTTATGGTTCGACTCACTCGATTGAACGCGGTGCGAACCACTTGACCTAAAGCAGCAGGTAACTGATCATAAATATCGATAATGCTGTTATAAGCACCTAGCCATAAACCAAGGAAGAAATTCATGAAACTTGCAACGGCGCGTAATACCCCAACCAGACTAATATCGATTTCACCAATAAGATTTTCAACAAAACCAATAACAGTGTCGAAAGCAGGTGTAATCTGGTCAACAAGGAAATTGAAACCACGGCCAATCTCGTCCAGGACAGTCACGCTAATATCCTGTAAATTAGCCATGCGTTCTCCACCTAAAGTTATTTTATCACTAAAGGCCACCAAAAGCCCAACAGTGGCGCTCAATATAACGGCAAAAACTCCCAAAGGGTTGGTCAGTAAAGCAGCACGAAACTTATTGAGACCGGCTATGGCCAGGTCTATTCCCTGTTTGCCAAACTTTATACCCAGTGCCACGCCAGCAGCAGTTGCAACTCGTGCAACCCCGATCGTGACTGGGAAAC